GGTGAAGAAGCCCGCGGCCACCTGCCAGATGGCGTCCGCGATACCGCTGGCCTCGTCGAACACCAGCATGACGCCGTCGAAGTTGTGAACGCCCGCGTAGGCGTCGGGGTTCTCCTCCGACCACAGCCGGCCCTCGACGCCCCAGTAGCGCGTACCCTTCTTGAGGTCGCGCTCGACCAGCTCGGCAATCCACTTGGCGGGCATGACGCGGGTGGCGGAAACCTCGAACCAGTGGCTGTTGAGCGACAGGGCCAACCACTTGGTGATCTCGGCCCAGGTGATGCTGCGGAGCTGCGTCTCGGAGTTGGCCGACACGATGGTGCTGGACCCGATGCGGGTGGTCAGCATCCAGATGATCAGCCATGAAACAAGAGCCGACTTGCCAATACCGCGGCCCGACGAGACGGCCATGCGGAACACATCGTAGTCTACCTTGCCGCCGTTTGCCTTGATGTGGTCGGTCAGCTCGCGCAGCACCTCGCGCTGCCACTTGCGCGGGCCTTGGAAGTGTTCCAGCGGCGTGCCGGGCTGGCCCCATGGGAACAGGTACAGCACGAACTTCAACGGATCGTCCTTGAGCGATGGCGCCCACAAGGACGCCATCAGGGACTGCTCGTCTTCAGCGCGATAGATCGGGGTTTGCATCAAGCACCATGTGTTCCGTTTCGACGGCGGTCAGGTCGATGACGCGGCGCTGCGCCTCCTCGAGCGCGGCGGTGATGCTGATCTTCTGCTCGATGCTGACCTCGACGGCCTGCTTCGCTACCCAACCATGAGCATACCGCAGCATCTCGGTCGCCGCCTTGGCGTCGCCTGCGGCCGCCGCGGTGTAGAGCGTGGTGGCCATCTCGCGCTCGCCGTCAGCGCGGCCCTTCTGCTCTGCGTACTCCGCGATGGGGTCAGCCTGGCAGAGGCGGCGGTACTCGGTCGGGGTCATGCCGGCGGCCAAGGCCAGGCTGTCGCCCTTGAGCCCCAGCTTGGCGGCGGCATAGATCGCCTCCAGACGCGCCTCGGTGGCGGTCAGCGGGCGCGGCTCATAGGGCAGGGAGTGGAACGACATGGCGCCAAGATAGCGCGGGGTTGCGGTTTGCGCAAGCAACACAGAATGTTTGTTTTAGCGGAAAAATAAAAAAGTTTTGCTGGGGGCTGGCTACAGCAACAGCCGCCGCGCTCGGTCCTGCCCCCCCTCCCTTTCCCGCACCGCAACAAAATGCTGCACTGCAAACTGAATGAGCGTTCAATCAATAGCCTGACTGAATGAACGTTCAATCAATACGTCGTGCGGCAGCGGCCGGCGTGATGCCCGTGGCCATATGCCTGGGTGCTATGGGCAACGCTGCACCAGGCAGCGCTCGAGGCAGCGCTCGAGGCAGCGCTCGAGGCAGCGCTCGAGGCAGCGCTCGAGGCAGCGCTCGAGGCAGCGCTCGAGGCACCAGGCGCCGAGGTGGGGTATCTTGACGCTAGGTAACTGTGGGGTAGTGATGGGCAGTATGGGCAGTTTAAAAGTGCCCTTTTTAATCGCTCCAGCTCCATATGTGGCGACAATGTGGCAGCGCCCGCCGTACAACTATATTCCATAATATCGAACTTCATTAAACATCACAAAAACAACTGCCCATACTGCCCATAGGCCGATAAAATATAGCTTTCCAGCCCCGTCGCGCCACCCCATGCAGTACCCCGCCGCCACCCCAACGCCACCCCAAAACAAAAACGCCAGGCTTTCGCCCGGCGTTTCAAACTACGGATGCATCCGTAGCACGTCTAGTTGCGCTATGTCAAGCAGCTGCAGCAAACCGCTTTGCCGTCGTGCCATGCGCAATGATTGTGATCGACGCGCGCGCTTTCGCGCTCGCCCCGCCGCAGGCGCGGCAATCGGCGCACGTGGTGCGCTTGCCGGCCTCTTCGCTGGCGGGGCAGGCAATCTCGCCGGCCATGACGGGCGCCGCGGCGGCGCGGACGCGGAACGTGCGCCAGCCGGCGGCGCGCGCCTCATGGGCCTGGGCCTCACTGTCCACCGACGCCATGCACAGGGCCGCGAAGGCAGGGAAGTCACGCCACTGGTGAGTGTAGCCGTTGCGCGCCTTGACGCGCGCCGTGGCGTGCTGCCAAACGCGGAGCGGCGCGGCCGCCGGATCACCGTAAGAACCGAGGCGGAAAATCGTATCGGCGAACAAGTCGGGCAGGACGGCCACATCGTAATCGATATGCGGGCGGGCGTAACGGCCGCGCAGGAAGGCGCCGTAGACGCTTTCGACCGAGCGGCCGATATTCACGTAGCAGCTGCCATCGTTCGTCGGCCGGTGCGGACAATGACCACAAATCGCGAAATCGTAACCAAGCCGCGCGGCATCAAGCGGGCGCATGTCCTGACGAATAATGAAAGTTTGGACCATGGCGCCCGTTTTCGCATTGTCACTGTCCGAAACAATACGATTGGCAATCACGACAATCGGCGCGCCGTCGATCATTGATGGGCCCTGGTACAGAATGACGCCACAATATGTGCCGCGCTTTAGCGCCTTGAGCATTTCGGTTGCATTGGTGATCATTGTCGTTTTCCTCTTTCGTGTTGTTATGTGAACAACTATGAGCTAGGCCGCAGCACCTGTCAACAGAAAATTATTGTTGACATGCACACAAGCACCGGCCTATTGTGAATACATCAACAAGAGGAAAGGCCACTCCAATGCAACGCGAAGCACTCCGGCAAGAGTATATCAGCCTCATAGGTTATGACCCGTTCGAGGATGACCCGTCGCTGACGGTCGACGAAGTCCGGGAAATCATCGCGGATTACAAGCACAACGTCGCGCTGTACGGCGACGTCACCGACGGAGGTTTCGGCCCCTATGTGCCGGACCTGCATCAAACACGCGCCGACGTCGATTGCGACGTCGACGACTTCAACTGGTTCGGTTTGCGTCACCATTACTAAAGCCTAGCAGACGGCCGCCGCGCGCGGCCGTTCACTAGACTTTAACGCAACACAGAAAGGAAACGATAATGCGAGACCCCCGCTCACCGAGCATGGACCGGCCGTCATGGTCACCGCGCCAGCACTACTGGTACAGCTACGGTTTCACGACGCGCGACGCGGCCGACGATGAGATTGAGGCGCTGTACGCCTCCGGCGAAATCTGCCCGGCGGACGACCCCATCGTCGTCAAATACCATAACACCGACGGCGCCGCGCGCTATGGCGTCAAGCTACTCGAGGATTGAACCATGCTTACCGATACACTGTACCTCACCCTGCAGCTCGCCAAACTGGCACTTGTCGCCGGCGCCGTGTACGCCGGCACATACGCTGTCATGCTGCTCTGACAAACAATCAATTGACGGGCGGCGCAATCCGCCCGTACACTGTCCACCTTAGCGACTAAACGAGGATAACATGCCATGATCTACGTGCCCTACACTGTACAGCCCCACAAGGATGGCGTACTGCTTTTCGAACGCGACGTCGAATTGTTCATAGAATACTACCTGCCTGACGGACCGCGCGGACTTGTCGATTGGGACGTTCTCGAGTTCCATTTCGACAGCAAGGACGCGACCGGCAAGCCGGTCTATACCAAGATCGGCCGCTCGGAACCGCTGTTCGCGGTGCTGTACAAGGATCTCGACCGCGAATGGCTGGATGAGCGCGTCCGCGAAATGCTTGCCGATGACGGCATTGTGGACCTGTACCCGACGCTCACCCATGTCTGAGCCCCGTTACGACGCCCGCGGCATGGTGCCGGACTTGCAGCGCCTGGCCGACGCGCACCACGTCAACCGCCACCCCGTGACGGACGAAATCTCATGGCCGCCATCGCGCATGGCGGCCATCCTGCGGGAATTGAAACTCATCGATGAAAAGGACTCCGACACATGACCGCCGATTACACCTATCTGAACCAGCTCACGCTCGAGGATCTGCTCGACCGCGCGCGCCAGGCCGGGCCTGACAATCATCTTGTGCGCGCGCTTGCGGACCGATTGGAAGAAACGCTCGAGGATATCTCCGACTATGACCGGCTGAACGCCGAATTGATGGACGCAAACCAGCGCGCCGAGAGCTGGCGTGATGAGGCTGCAGCCCTGCAGCGCCAGCTCGACATGGTGCGCGGATGACGTCGGACCCGGTCTATTGGGCGCACAACGTCGCCCCGCTTGATGACGCAACGCTGTTGCGTTTCATCGACGCGGTGGAACAGCGCCGCGACAAGTATCAGGTGGCCCTGACCGCCGCCATGACGGAAGCGCAACGCCGCAATCTCATCGAAAAAAGCCCGGCTGTTACGCCGGGCCAGTTGACCAGAGAAAGGAAAACATGAGGACCATAATCCGAAACAGCGGTGACGTAAAGACCGCGGTGGAAAAGCTTTGGGAGGACCGCTGCACCTTCGTCCAGGCGCAGGCCGCGCGCTTCCCGACCGCCACCGTGCTGCAGGCCGTCGCGCGCGCCCATGGCCTGACGGTCGAGGATCTGCGCGGCCGCTCGCGCCTGCCGGCCCTGTGCATGGCCCGTCACCATGCCGTCTGGGAGATGCGCCGCCGGCGCCTCGACCTGGCGTTTCAGCAGATCGCGGCGGAACTCGACCGCACCAACCACGCGACCGCCTTGCATTCGTGGCAAGTGTTCTGCGAGCGGGTGCGCCGCGGTGACTTCGCCGCCGAACGCGCGGCCGTTGAAAAAGAACTGGGCGGCGAATGATCTACCTCGCCGCCCTCATCGCCGCCGCCCTTGTGGCGGCCTGGCTGGATCTCGACTAACCTAGCCCTTGACCAGCTTCAACCCCGGCTCCGGCGCCTGCTCGACCATGCGCCGGAGTTCGCTTTTGTTGTGCTGCAGCACCATGTCGGGCCGCGCCCAGAGGTTTTTCTTCGTCTGAAACTCGGCCGACTTGACCATGCCGAGATCCTGCCATCCGGCCTCCTTCATGGCGTGCAGCAGCGCCTGCTGCGGGATCTTCATGCCATTGGGCGAAGTGCGCTGCAGACTGTCGCAGATCCGGTGGAACGGCGAGGCCACAACACCGCCCGCAAATTCGATGGACCGCCGCTCGATCTGCTCCATGATGTAGCTTTCCGCCATGCTGCGGCCGTTCTCGATCAGCCGCGACTTGTATTCCGCCTGCATGGGCGTGGCCTTGGGATTGAACGCCGAGACGTCGCGCAGCGCCAGCCACTTGGCGATGCGCCCGAACCCGCCGGCCTTGTACCAGCCCCACAGCGCCTGGCCCTCCGTCTCCGTCATGCGCGGCGCGCTCGACCACACACAGAACCAGCGCCGGTCCTGCGTCTCCAGCGTGATCGGCACGCTATGGTTCGAGAACGCCAGCACAAACAGGCGGTTGACCATGTCATAAGGGTGCATTCCCTTGCGCTCGATCGGCAGGGTGTCGGGCGGCGCCGCAATGATCGGTTTCAGATGGTTCGCCAGCGCCCGGCGCTCGCTCGCCTCGGTTTCCTTCAACTCGTTTAAAATGAGGATCTCGCTCTCCAGAGCGTAGCCCCAGCGCGAATTGATGCTCTTGCCGTCCATCAAGCCCCGGTTCTTGAGATCCGGCCCGCAGACCGCCCAGATGAATGGCGCCCAGAGACTGTCCTTGCCGCAACCTTCGTCGCCGCCATGCAGCACCGCATGGTTGATCTTGATGCGCGGGTGCTGCAGCTTGAACGCCATGATGTTCAGAACATGCTCGCGCTCCTCGACGTCAGGCAGGAGCTTTTCGACATGCGCCAGCCACGGCGAAATGTCGCCCGGCTCGACGCCGCTCAGGTCCGGCCGCGCGTCGATCCAGCGGTTGCCGTACACGTTGCCGTCACGGGCCACCAGGACGCTATCGCCGGCGGCGTAGGTGACGCCCGCCAGCAGCCGCCCGCCACGCGCCTGGCGGCCTTCGTCGAAAGCCACACTGGCCTCGATGCGGCGCCCGTTGTGGATGGACGTGCAGCCGACATGGCGAAACACCGCGTTGAACGCGGACCGCGACATTTCCGTGCGGGTCTGCAGATCGAAATAGGTATCATCCGATACGACATAGGCAAACCGCTCATACCATTGCGCCTTCTCGACGCGCCCGGCCTCCTTGCGCTCGACCTCGGCCACCACGTCGGCGGCCACGTCGGGGAACGCCTCGGTCGGCTTGATCGTCTCGGCCACCATGGCCATGCGCTCGGCAATCAACTCCTCGCGGAACCCCGGCGTGACCTTCGGCCCGCCTTGGCTTGCCACCCATGACAGAAACGCATTGCTATCGAGATGCTCGCAGTGCGAGTGATAGCAGCAAAACGCCCGGTTGACCGGCGAATAGCGGCCCTCGATCTGGCCGTCCGTATGTTCGGCATGGTTGGGGCACACGACGCCGCACCAGCCCTCTTGGTTGACGTGGCTCAGCACCAGCCCCTGGTCCGACAACCAGCGCAGGACGCTATCAGACCCGGTGTCGCGCAGCTTGACCGACGGGATGCCCTGCCCGTCGGCGGCGGCGGGCGTGACGCCCAGCGCCGCGCAGATCTGCGGCAGCGTAAACTCACGTTCTGGATGGAACTCGACAAGCCGCGCTTGAAACCCGTCGCGACCGGGCTTCTGGTTGACCGACCCCGGCAGGCGGCAGTTGCGCACCGCGTTGGTGGCGCCCGGATCTGTGTAGCCCGCCGCCGCGATGGCGGTGATGGCGGCGGTGTATTCGCCCTTGGTCGGCTGCTCGCGGAACGCATAGCCCCACTGGAACGAGCCGGGCGACGTCTCGATCACCCATGTCGGCGCCAGCGGCGGCTCCTTGGACTTGGTGCCGATATCGTCGAGCATCATGAACAGGACATATTCGCAGTTGGCCGCGGACGCCGACGGCTTGCCGTCCTTGAAGCGGTCGAGGATGAACGCGCCGGTGTTGATGAACCAGCTCTCGCCCTCGCGGCGGCGGTGCGACGGCAAGAAGGCGGGCCACGTATATTTCAGCGTCCCGTCCTTGTGCGCCACCTGCTGGCCGTTCAGCATCACGGGCTTCTGGCGCACGATAAGCGCCGTCTCGCCCTGCGGGGCCAGACCTGTGAGGTAGTCCAGAAACTCTGTCATCTTGTTTTCCTCTTTTTATAGACCGCGCTGATACCCTGCTGGTGGCACTTCTTGGCGAGTGCCTGATTGCCCTTCGCGGCCCGATAGCACATGGCGAGGTGCTTCATGCCGTAGTGGGTCTGTGTCGCGCAGGACGCCTGGCGGATGTTGCCGCGGTAGCCCAGCGCCCGCGCCGACCCGCGCAGGATCTGCAGCGGCCCGCTCGCGGTCGAACGTCGGTTATGGTTGTGGCAGCGCACGCCGCTCTCGACGTGCGCCATGCGCAAGGCGAAGGCCACCGGGACGCCCTGCCGCAGCGCCTCGGCCCGTACAAGGCCTGTGGCATCCGCGGCGGACGCGCTGGCGGCCATATTGGGGACGACCGCCAGCGCCAGGCCGAGATGGAAAACCCAAGCTGTGTGCCGCAACCTGAGCCTTTGCCGCAGACCCGCTGCGGCGCCGTACACTGACAATACGCCAGCATTCATATGGTCACCTCATGCTTTCCCGTAACGTGTAAGCACCTTGCCGCTCGCGCCAAGGGGAAGCCCCTCGGCCCAGGCGGGAGGGGTGACCATAACAGCCCGCATCCGGGCTGCCAATTCGTCGGATTTTTCTGTATCAACCTCGGCTACAATTTCGTCGTGGACGTGCAGCACGACCTCGATGCCCTCGGCGTCAAGATTGCGCAGCGCCTGGCGCAGGATGTCGTTGGCGGTGGCCTGCACGATGTTCTCGCAGTTGTGAACGATGAGAGGTTGGCCGTGCTGATCCATGACAACGAACCGCCTGCGCGGACCGCAGTTCAAGAGATCGTAAACTTCCGCGTAACGTCCGGTTTCGCCATCAGCGCAGCACCAGTAACCCCTCGACTGATACGGTACAAAAGTGTCGTAACATTCAGACCTGTTCGCTCTGCTAACTCCGAAATGGTCATGCGGCCTAAGGGTGTTTCGACGTACCGATTTGTGCGGCGGTTGCGGTTTTGTATGGTCTTTGTACTCCAGCGACAGTTCTGCGCCGTATACGGCCCATTGTTGTCTACTCGGTCGAGCGACAGCCCCGGCTGGTAGGACGGTTCCATGTCGCGCCAGAAAGCCTCGAAAGACGCCGCCCATTCGCTGCAAACCGTGATGCCGCGCCCGCCGTAGTTTTTCCACGACTGATGCGAGGGCAATCTGCAACGGTCGCACATGGACCGCCAAACGGCGAAGGCTGGGTGTTTGGTCATGCCGTGCGTT